CGCGAAAAAGTTGAATCGCGCCTTACTGATTCTTGGTGTTGAGAATCGACCCAGTTTGTCTTATGGTCCGCGAGTTGGTGCTGATGCTGCTCGACAGATTAAATCTCTTGATACAAATGCATCGTATACTGATCGCCGAGAGTCTATGAAGTATACTGGCACTCTTGTAAAAGGTATTGCTACAATGCACAAGAGTAATGCTGTTCCTGTGATTGATGAAGAACAGATGAAGGATATTTCTCGTATGCGTCGCGGATGAATTCTCCATGTAAAGGCATCTGCGTTCTCGACACTCAGCATAAATATTGTGTTGGGTGTTTTCGCACAATTGAAGAAATATCAATTTGGTATAAATTGACTTTAGAACAACAAAATAGTATTATTGAAGAATGCAAAAAGCGAGAGGAAAATTACAATGCCAAGTGTTAAATTTGAATTTAATGGTTTGTTGGGTGATGGAAAGTATTGGGATAAAGATTCAAAAAAGAAAGTTACAATTGAACTTGAAGATAATGATTTGACTGTTTCTGAAATGCTTGAAGAGTTTATGAACTTTATGCAAGCAATCGGATACAATTTTGAGATCGGCGATCGTTTCGATGTTGTAAACGATTTTAAAACTGATAGAACACAAGAAGAATTAGATTTTGATTCAAATGGAATCAGCCATACTGATTTTGGGACCAGTGTTCCAGGATATGGTGCAGTTCCTCCATCTGCTGATGCTGGTGGTGTGATTCTACCACCAGACAATGCATCTTGAGGTGATTTATGCCAGCAAAAACAGGAATTAAAGGATACGGCAAAGGTCGTGCGAAACTTGGATCAAAAAAGCGCAAGGCGCGTCGTAAGAAATCGTGAGTACACTTGAATCAGTCACTCCCAAGTATGATATTACTTGGTATGTTAAATGGACAGCAAGTATCATCACACTTGTTGGAATTACAGTTCGAGCCAGCGGTCTCGTTCAATATCAATGGGTCGATTTGGTTTGTAGTTGGATTGGGGCTGCTGGTTGGTTCTTTGTTGGATTTAAGTGGAATGACCGTGCGTTGATGATTTTGAATGGTGTAATTGGTGTGGTTTTGTTTGCAGGAATCATGAGGCATTATCTTGCATGAAAGTCTCGATTGGTAAGTATCCAAAGAAAGGCAATCAAAAGATTTCCATTCGTATTGATCCATGGGACACATGGAGCATGGATCGCACTCTATCTTTGTTGATTCATCCAATGCTAAAGCAGTTGCACAAAACTAATCACGGCGCACCATGTACCGATGATGAAGATGTGCCAGAAGAACTGCGTTCAACCAATGCAAAACCAAAAGAAAATGAGTGGGATGTGGACGAGTTTCACTTCAAGCGTTGGGATTGGATCATGAAAGAAATGATTTGGGCATTCGGTGAAGTTGCAAAAGATCGCGAACCAAATTTCTTTATTAAGCGACCAAAGTACAAGTATGTGCCAGTAGAAGGTAAAGACTGGAGCGAGCAGGTTTGTGTTGACAAAGGCATTTATGATGAAGTCAAAGCCAAAGCATACTATGCTCGCAAGAAAAATGCCTTTCGTTTGTTCGGCAAATACTATGAGAATCTTTGGGACTAATGAATTCTTTTTTGATCGTCGGTATATCAAGATCTGGAAGCACTGTTCTCAGTTCATTAATTGCAGAACAATATAGTTGTTGGAATCTTGGTGAGTCTTGGAAGATACGGAATCATCATAAAGATATACGTGCTCACTCAATATCCGAACAAGAATCGAGAATAGATTATCTGATTGCTAACAGTATTGATTGGGTCGGTAAAATTTGGGCGACTAATGTTGTACTTTCTAATAATTTAATTAATAGATGTTTAAACAACAATATTAAGGTTATATTTACATGCAGAAAAAATATCTTAGAGCATTACAATTCTAAGGTATATGCGAAATTAAGGAGAGATGTTCTACAAAAAATGATTGAAGACGGCGAGGTTTCTCGCGAGGAAGTTAAACAACATGGCGAGTTCTTCATTTTTAATGATGTTTCAAAATTAGAATATCTTAAAAGTTTAAATGTTAGTGAAAAAATAACAAATGATGATTATGTTGAAGAATTTAATTCGTCATTTGAAAACTTTAATTATAATTTAGTCTGCTGGCGTTTGTTGTATGAAATTCATAAGAGTAATATAACTGTAGTCTCATACGAAGATGAGATAGCACCAATGAACTTAAATTCAGTTGGAATTAATGCTGAGACTATTGAGAGATATAATAAACAAGATTTGCGTTATATAAAAACACCATTCACATATGATTTGTTTGAAAGAAATAAACAAAAACTATATAACTTGGATTCATTTGAAAGACTATCGTATCTAATGGATGTCAAATGATACCTAATGATCCTGTAATATATCGAAACTTTATAACTGAAGAAGAAAGAGTTCAGTTAAAAAATCATGCACTTGATTTATTAGATAATGGTGCTTTGGGTGTTAATAATGCAACTGTTGGTAACTATAGAAATTTTAAATCTTTTTTTAACATTGATGAGTTGATTCCTCTTCATCAAGAAATTTATCACAGAATTGTCAAGACTCTTGATCTCAAAAATCCTGTTATAGACCCAGTTCTTGGAATTATCATAAGCGTTATTAAACCTGGTGGATTCATTCATCCCCACTCAGACCGATATAATCAGTTTTTTCCACAATATTCTCAAATGAGAAATGTAAGATTTAACGTAATGATTGATCGTAGCGATGACAATAGTTACAACCCAAACATAAATGACGTTTCATATAAAGTAAATAAATGCGATGCTTGGTGTTTTGGTGCATCAGAATTACTACATAAAACTGAGAAACTATCTGGACCTGAAAACAGGATCGTATACCAATTTGGATTTATGATGGATGCAATCTAAAGAAGAACTTGAACAGTGGTATAAAAATCCAGATCCGTGGGCATATGAGTCTACGGAAGATGATGCATACCGCAAAGATAAAATTCTTAAGATGTTACCAATCTGGTATAATCGCGCTCTTGATATTGGATGTGGTGAAGGATTTGTGGCTCGCGACTTACCAGCAAAAGATATTCATGGCATAGAACTTTCAGATCTCGCTGCATCGAGACTTCCTTGGAACGTCCGTCGCGTTTATGCACCAGAAGGATTATATGACCTCGTTGTTACAACTGGAACATTATATCAACAATATAACCATGAGCAAATCGCAGAGTGGATTAAGCGTTCAGCCTGTCGTCATGTTTTGATTGCTGGCATAAAAGACTGGCTAATCTATTATAATTTTGGCACTCCTTTGCTCATACAAGAATTCCACTATCGTCAATATGTACAATCGGTAATACTATATGAAGTTAGCGCATAATATTGGTACAACACAACACATTAATTACAACACTCGTGAACAGATTCTTGCCTGTAATGAACCGATCGGTTTTGATGGCATATATTTAAACGTCTATGAGAATAGAGATGTGCTTGTCGGCAAGACAGGAATTATGTTCGTGATGGGCGATTATGTTGGTGAAAGTAATGTATTTGATTTACCCAATGTCCCTCGAATCGAACAATACTGTACGCTCGATCAAGTAATGGAATTGTGTGGTGAATATAATTTTGAACTTGGATGGCACACATGGTCGCATCGCGATTTAACAAAACTATCAAAAGAAGAAATTATGTCTGAGATTCAACCGCCAATGGGATTTACAATGAAATACTTTGCATATCCTTATGGTTCGTTTAATGATCTGGTGATTGAGTGCGTCAAAGAAGCAGGATATGAAAAGGCATATTCAGTGACGCAAGGGTCGCGCGATCCTAACGATCCAGACTATAACTTTAAAATCTATCGCGATTATATAACATGATGAAAGAATATGCAGAGAAGGGAGTAATCGTCATTCCTTCTGTATTCACAACTGAAGAATGCGATCGAATTAAGAAAGAAGCATATTCAGTGACTGATGATCAAATTATAGATGCGGAATATCCCCATGCCCCAAGCGAGCAAGTATATAATAAAAAGTCTCTAATCTTTTTTCCTGCGCTCGCCAATGATTACATCAATTCAATTCGCATCGATAAGCGCATGGCTGAACTTGCCAGAGAGTTTATTGGTGACGACATTCGACAAATAAACAATCAGATTTATTTCCGCGAACATGGCGACTATGATCAGTTCGCCTGGCATCAAGACATTATGTTCCGCGAGGGACATCTATTCAACGAAGATGTCGTTGATGATTACTTCCAAACGATCATTGCCGTTGATGATATTACAGAAGAAAACGGTGCTATAGAATTCATCGAAGGCTCTCATAAAACAATGCGTATTCCTGCGCCAAAAAACCTTCGCCGATTTGAACGTGGCGATTTAAAGGGCACAAAGTATACTGCCAAGAAAGGCGATGTTCTCATTTGGTCAGTAATGATTGTTCATGGCAGCGAACCCAATAACTCAAACAGCGATCGTATGACTTACATGAATGGCTTTTGTAGAACTAAAGCCTCTGCTGCTTATCCACATTATATGATTGGAGGAAAGGTTGTCGAAAGACTTGATCCAACAATGATACCATGATAACTGTTGTAATCTCATCATACAATTATGGGCATTTGGCTGCTCATTGCGTTGAAAGTTTATTAAGCCAAAGTACCGCACCAACAAAAATTATGTTTGTTGACGATGCGGCTCGTGACTGCAGACATATAGCAAATTTATATCCTCAAATTGAGTTTCAAGAAAACATTTTAAATCTTGGCGTTGTTGCAAACTTTCAACAAATGCTCGAAAAGGTAGAAACTGAATACTGTATGTTCATTGGTGCTGATAACTGGTTGCGTTCTGATGCAATTTCAATAATGTATAAAGTCTTGGATCTTGACAATCCAGACATTATCACGTATGATATGATCTTGACTGGTGAATTGAAAAAGAACAGAGTTAAATATCACGAAGATGAAATTCATTCTCATGAGGGCGATTATTACTGGTCAAGAGAGTACAAACATCATGGCTCGATGCTATATAGAACGTCGCTCGCAAAATCTGTTGGTGGATATACAAGATTAAATGATTGGTCTCATCAAACGCAAGAAGATTTAAGTTTGTGGGAAAAAATGATTAATGCTGGAGCAAAAGTTTCACATATAAAACAAGGTCTTTTGTATTACAGGCACCATAGAGAAAATAATAATAGGTATTAATATGTTAAAAGTGAGTGTGATTACGCCAACTATTGGCAATCCTTTTTTGGCTGAATGTATTGAATCAGTACGCAAACAAACATACGAAAACGTTGAACACATTGTGGTGGTCGACGGTAAGGAACGTTGGGATAAAGTAGACGAGATCTTAAAGACTGCTGAATTTCCAAGTGGAGTGAATGAACATGTTTGTCTATTACCATATCCTACAGGCACTAATCGTTACAATGGTCATCGTGTGTACGGTGCTGCTACTTATTTCGCAGATGGCGACTTTCATCTCTGGTTAGATGATGACAATGTTCTCGAAGCAAATCACATTGTGTCTCTTGTAAACCTTGTAGTTGAGAAACAATTACATTGGGCATATTCGCTACGCAAGATCATTGATAAAGATGGTAATGTTATTTGTAATGACGATTGCGAGTCACTTGGTAAATGGGCAAGCATTCTACACCAAGAAGATTTTTTTGTTGACGTAAACTGCTACTTCGTGCAAAAAGAAGTTGCTGTTCGCATGTCACCAGTCTGGTATCGAAAGTTTAGAGAACCAGGTCAGATGGAAATTGATCGCGCGATTGCTCACACATTGATGCATCCTGATAATAAATTAAAGTTTGACACAACACGCGATTATACAGTAAGATATAGAGTTGGGAACACTGGTCTTTCAGTTCAGGCTGAGTTCTTTTTAAATGGAAACAAAGCAATGCTTGAAAGGCATAATGGCAAATTACCTTGGAAAGAATGATATGAAACCATGTATTGTATCGATCTTCATGAAAAATGTTGATCAAAATGTTGTGTTAAAACAAAAACAAATTGTTGAAAAATTTAACAAATCAAAGATTCCTCACTATCAAGTATACACAGAAGTAGATCCTGGATATACCATGGATAAACTTGTTGACATGCTTGAGAAAAAAGAACATGATGCAATCATGTATCTTGACATCGATGCGCTACCACTAAATGACAATGCTCTTGATTATTTTTTCGAACAAGCCTATGCTGGTAAAGTGATTGGTTCTGCTCAAAGAAGCAATCATATTCAGAATAATCAACATGTATTTGCTGCTCCGCATAATGTTACATTTACAATTGAAACATATCGTAAGTGCGGCAATCCTTCCTTCAGTCCAAATTATCGCGGCGATGTTGCTGAAGAATTGACTTTTAGAGCAGAAGAGAATAATATTCCAGTAGAAATACTGATGCCTCTACGTTATGACGCACCACCAATTCGTATGAGTTGGGAGCCAAAAGATGCACCACCGTATTGGGATCTTGCTGACGGTATGCCGAAGTATGGTATTGGCACTACTTTTGGTACAGAAGGAAATGAGATGTTCTGGCATATGTATCAAAGTTTTCATCCAGGACAGAACGAAAGATTTTTAAAGAAATGCGAGGAACTTTTAAATGGCTAACAGATCAGACTTTTTTAATGCTAAACTCCCACGTCAGTACAAGCGCATGCTGGCAATGGAGGAAACTAATGGTTGGTTAAAAGATGAACATGATCGTGGTCGTGTTAAGAAATTGTTCATCAATGCTCATGCGAATCACGTTGGGTTCAAACTCAAGCGTCAAGCAATGAATGTTGATGGTAATGATGGTGAGTGATGAACTCTCTTAAAGAACTCAAAGAGTTTTTTCAATCTGAAGGTATCGAAATTACATCTTACAATGGGTGGCAACTTAAAGTAAACAAAGATCTTTGGATGATGAGTCATGATGTGTTTTATCTTAATGGTGAACCACAAAATGTTAAGAAAAAAGATTTTATAAAAAATTATATTCAAAAGGTGGATAAAAATGACAACATCAGTGTTGAAAGTAATCAAACTCGTAAGTGGCGAGGAATTAGTTGCAGAGGTCGTGTTAGAACATGATGATTGGGTAGAATTTAAAAATCCAGTTGCAGCAATTCTTCAGCGAACAAAAACAGGTGAAGGTGCTCTTGGATTTATGCCATGGATGCATGCAGCAAATGGTCCATTCAATGTTTCCAAACATAACATTGTTTGTATTGCAGAAGTTGCCGAAGAAGTAAAAAACGGTTATAATCAAATCTTCGGCGCAGGAATTGTTGTGCCGCCAAAAGATTTAATCTTGGGGTGATATGTCCGACTTCTACACGAATATCTGCGTCTCTGGAAAGTACATACTCTTCAGAGGCGTAGAGAATGACAAGCGTGTTCGACGCAAGATCGAATATCACCCAACCTTCTTCCTTCCATCGCAAGAAAAGTCTGAGTTCACCACACTGGCTGGTGAATATGTAAAACCCATTCAACCTGGCACAATCCCAGAGTGCCGCGAATTCCTACAGAGGTACGAGAGTGTCGACAATTTTCCTGTATATGGCAATAATCGCTATGAGTATGCTTATATTGCTGATGAGTATCCTGACGATATTCTTTGGGATGTCAGTAAAATACTTATTGCCTATATTGATATCGAAGTTGGATCCGAGAACGGATTTCCTGAACCAAGAGATGCAAACGAAGAGATCACAGCAATCGCTGTCAAACTCAAGGGTAATCATTTTGTGTTTGGTATCGGCGATTATAGCAAGCATGCTGACAATGTGCTCTACGCAAAGTGTCGAGATGAATACGATCTCATCAAAAGATTCATGGACTTATGGACAAGATTCTATCCCGATGTCGCCACAGGATGGAACATCGAGACCTTCGATATCCCCTATCTTGTAAACCGAATCATCAAACTATTCGGCGAGGCTGAAGCGAAGAAGTTGTCACCATGGAACAAGTACAACGAACGTAAAGCATTCATCATGAATCGTGAAACGCAGTTTTATGAACTGCCTGGTATTGCGATTCTCGACTATCTACAACTCTATCGCAAGTTTACCTATTCTCAGCAAGAGTCTTATCGTCTCGACAATATCGCGCACGTAGAACTTGGCGAACGCAAGATTGATTACTCTGAATACGAAACTCTACATCAACTCTACAAATACGATTATCAAAAGTTTATTGAGTATAACATTCGCGACGTAGAACTTGTCGAAAAACTCGAAGATAAGATGAAGTTAATCGAGTTGGCGCTAACTCTTGCATATGACAATCGTGTAAACTATGATGACGTCTTCACGCAGGTTCGCATGTGGGACTCAATCGTATACAATCATCTCAAGAAAAAGAATATTGTAATCCCTCAGATGAAGAAGGGAGATAAGTTTGGCGCATATGAAGGTGCGTATGTTAAGGAGCCGATTCTCGGCATGCATGAGTGGGTGGCTTCATTTGACTTGAACAGCCTGTATCCTCACTTGATTATGCAATATAATATTTCGATGGAAACATTAATTGAGCCATTGAAACATAGCATTGAGATGCGTCATCTTGTTCGTGAGGGTAAAGTTGGTGTTGATGCACTTCTCGAACAGAGAATCAGAACTGATTTCTTAAAGAATGTTAATGCTACGATAACACCAAACTGTCAGTTCTTCGATACAAAGAAGCAAGGCATGATGCCTGAGATTATGGACAGCATGTACAAGGATCGTACACGCTATAAGAAACTTGCTCTCGAAGCGAAAAAGAAAATCGAAACTGTTCTCGAGGATAAGAATCAAGTTGAGTATCTCGAGAAGCAAGTTGCGCGATATAACAATCTTCAGTTGGCAAAGAAAGTTACGCTAAACTCCGCTTACGGTGCACTGGGCAATCAATACTTCCGCTTCTTTGATACTCGTATCGCCGAAGGTATTACAACAGCAGGTCAGTTGTCAATTCGTTGGATTGAGATGAAGATCAACGAATACATGAATAATTTGCTAAAGACAAAAGATGCAGATTATGTCATCGCGTCGGATACTGACTCAATCTACTTGAACATGGGTCCATTGGTCAAGAAACTTTATCCCAATACTTCAAACGCGAAAAAAGTTATCAAGTTTATGGATAAAGTTTGCGAAGAAAAACTGCAGCCATTTATTGATGAATCATATTCAGAACTGAAAGAATATGTCAATGCGTTTCAGCAGCGCATGGAGATGAAGCGCGAGTCTCTTGCTGATAAAGCAATCTGGACTGCGAAGAAACGATATATCTTACACGTGCATGATAGCGAAGGTGTTGCGTATGCCAAACCTAAACTGAAGATTATGGGTCTCGAGGCTGTTAAATCTTCAACGCCATCTGCTTGTCGGACGAAGATTAAAGAAGCAATCAATATTATCATGACGCAGACTGAAACTGATCTGCATAAATTTATTGAAAACTTCCGAAAAGAATTTAGAACACTGCCTGTACAAGATATTGCTTTTCCGCGCAGCGTCAATGGTCTTTCAGATTACAGTGATGCAGCTAACATCTTTAAGAAAGGCACACCGATTCATGTGAAGGGTGCACTTGTATTCAATCATTTGTTGAAAGAAAAGAAATTGACCAAACGCTATCAATTGATTCAAGAAGGCGAAAAGATCAAGTTTATCTATCTAAAGCAACCAAATATCTTCAACAATAATACACTTGCATTTCTTTCTGCGATTCCGAAACAATTTGACGCCGAGCAATACATAGATTATGATTTACAGTTTGATAAATCGTTCCTTGAGCCGCTCGATATTATTCTATCAGCGATTGATTGGAATACTGAGAAAGTCAATTCAATTGAGAGTTTCTTTGTATGATTAGTGTTATTATGCCGACAATGTGGAAACCACGGCATATGGATATTATGCTACCAATGTTGGATGCGCACCCATCTGTTGGTGAAATCATCATCATTGATAACGATGTATCAAAGGCAAAACATGATCTGTTAAAAGGTCTAAGTAAACTTGTTTACTATAGATTCTCAGAAGGAAATGTATTTGTAAATCCTGCATGGAATCATGGCGCAAAAATTGCCAAATATGATAAGTTGTTTTTTCTAAACGACGACTGTCTTGTAAATATTAATCCTCTCGATAAAATTAGTGAATGGGTCACAGAAGACAGAGGAATGATAGGATTTTCTCCACTGAGTTATTGTACATATACTATTGATGCATATGAAACACTCGCAAACTCAGGATTTGGGTATGATGTTTCAATAGAAGCAATTGATCCAAGGAAATACCCACATAGTTCTGGTATGCCGCATCCTACTTATGGCTCAGCAATGTTTATGCATAAGAAAAATTTCGCAAAGATTCCTGATGACTTTAGAGTCTATTATGGCGATCTATATATCTATGTGACAAATTTAAAGAATGGATTACACAATTACATGATAGAAGATGGTCTTGTGGTCACAACAATGTCAACAACAGTCAATACAATCGCAAAAGATATCTTAATACATGAAGCCAATATTCTAAAAGAAAAATTTGCTGAATATGGTTTAAAAAACATCAAATACAAGATTCCAAAACGTGACTTTTAACTTTACAACAAACACAAAATACGCTATAATCTATACATACCACAAACATACAGGTGACGCATGAGCCTACTCGATAAACTCAAGAAAAATTCTACAATTAAGGATACCGCAATTCTTTCTCGTTCAATCTTCTTTGAAGAGAAAGATATGATTCAAACGATGATTCCTGCGGTCAACGTTGCGCTATCAGGCTCTCTTGAGGGTGGTTTTACTCCTGGTCTTACGATGTGGGCTGGTCCGAGTAAACACTTCAAGACTGCATTTAGTTTGATTATGGCAAAAGCATATCAGGACAAGTATCCTGATGCTGTAATTCTATTCTACGATTCTGAGTTTGGTACTCCGCAATCTTATTTTGAGAACTTCGGTATTGATAAGGAGCGAGTTGTTCATACTCCTATCACTGATGTTGAACAATTAAAATTCGACATCATGAATCAGTTGACTAACATTGAGCGTGGCGATCGCGTGATGATTCTAATTGACTCAATCGGTAATCTTGCTTCTAAGAAAGAAGTTGAAGATGCGATTGAGCAGAAATCCGCTGCGGACATGACTCGTGCTAAGCAAATCAAATCCCTGTTCCGCATGGTGACACCTCACCTTACGCTGAAAGATATCCCGATGGTGGTCGTTAACCACACTTATATGGAAATTGGTATGTTTCCGAAGGCAATTGTTGGTGGCGGAACAGGTTCCTATTACTCAGCAGATAACATTTACATCCTCGGTCGTCAGCAGGAAAAGGATGGTGCTGATCTTGTAGGATACAGTTATATTATTAACATCGAGAAGTCACGTTATGTTCGCGAAAAATCCAAGATCCCTGTCACAGTTCGTTTCGATGGTGGTGTTTCACGGTACAGTGGTCTTTTGGATATGGCAATTGAGTCGGGTCATGTTATAAAGCCATCTAATGGCTGGTACTCTCGCGTCAATTCAAAGACAGGTGAAGTTGAACAGAAGAAGTGGCGTTTGAATGATACTGACTCTGCTGAGTTTTGGGATGATATTCTCAGCGATCAATCCTTTAAAGATTGGGTTCGTGAGAATTATTCTTTTGGTGCAATCAATGAAACAGCAGTTGAGGAAGAAGATGCTTAATGATCTTAGAGCAAACCTGCGATTTTGGTATGCTCAAAAATTTATCAAATTGAACAAGCATTATGAGTTCATGATGGACATGAGTAACTCAGATGCAATCGCATTCAGAATTCTTAAAAGATATCCTGGTGTAATTGCTGAGTTCTCAAACATTCATATGTCGAGTGAATATGAAATGTCATATGATTTTAATGTGATCGCAAATCCAAATCTTTGTAATGTTGAATCGCAAAGATTTAAAAACTTTACTGCTGATATTTTTCGTAATATAATTAATAGTTCAGTCGAATACGCTAAGGAAACAAATGAAAACAGAAACACTGATCTTGTCGAATCTGATGCGCAACGAACCGTTCATGAGGAAAGCGTTGCCGTTTCTGAAGAAAGAGTATCTCAGCGAAAGCCACGAAAGAAAACTGTTCGAAGAAATAAAAGAGTTCATTCTGAAGTACAACAGTCTGCCGCCGACGGCAGCACTGGAGATCAGTCTTAAAGAATCAACCAAACTCTCTGAAGGAGAGTTAAATAAGTCACTCGAACTTCTAAAGGAAATTTCGAATGACAAAGCAGACCAACAACTTGGCTGGTTACTTGATACAACGGAAAAATTCTGTCAAGAAAAAGCAATCTATAATGCTATCATGGATTCAATTCAGATCCTTGATGGCAAAGATCCAGCGAGGGGCAAAGGAAGCATTCCTACTCTTTTGTCTGATGCTTTGGGGGTTAGTTTCGATCCTCACATTGGTCATGACTTTTTGGATAGTTACGCTGATCGGTATGATTTCTATCATCGTATCGAAAAACGAATCCCCTTTGATCTTGAATACTTCAACAAGATTACTAAAGGGGGACTTCCGCAAAAGACCCTTAACATTGCTCTTGCAGGTACTGGCGTCGGCAAGTCTTTGTTTATGTGCCATGTGGCTGCTTCTTGTTTGGTTCAAAACTACAACGTTCTTTACATAACTCTCGAGATGGCTGAAGAGAAGATTGCTGAACGCATTGACGCCAATCTTCTCAATGTTTCACTCGAAGATCTCATGAACATGCCGAAAGACATGTATGAACGTCGATTGAGTAAACTCAAAGAAAAAGTTAAGGGCAAGTTGATCATTAAAGAATATCCAACTGCCTCTGCCAATCCTGCTCATTTTCGTGCATTGATCAATGATCTTGCATTGAAGAAAAACTTTCGTCCAGATATTATCTTTATTGACTATCTAAACATCTGTGCTTCGGCAAGAATTAAGGCTGGCGCGAACGTAAACTCTTACACCTACATCAAAGCCATTGCAGAAGAACTTCGTGGTCTTGCAGTTGAGAATAATCTTCCGATTGTTTCTGCCACTCAAACAACTCGATCAGGATTTAGTAACTCTGATCCTGGACTTGAGGATACTTCTGAATCATTTGGCTTGCCTGCAACGGCTGACTTTATGTTTGCGCTTGTGAGTAATGAGGAGTTACAAAAACTAAATCAAATGCTGGTAAAGCAGTTGAAGAATAGATATAATGATCCGAATCTCCACAAGAGATTTACAATTGGCGTTGATCGGGCAAAGATGAAACTATACGATCTTGAACAAAAAGCGCAAGATGCTGTAATGGAAGAAGCAGAATCAAAGCCAGTCTTTGATCGCAAACCAAAGAGCAGCGATAAGTTTAAAAATTTGAAGGTATGAAACTTGAAAAGATAGAAAAGAAAGTAAACAAACTCATTCCGACTTGGGTGGGTAAGAAACACATTCCATCTATCATTCGTGCATTGAATAAAACATTTGAGAAATCTATTCTGTATTTCTCATCAAATAGATTCGAAGGTGAATACTTCGTAGATCATTCTGTAATAATCTCTGGTCAATATTGTCCAAGAATATTGTCGACAATTCCAGAGAATATTTTAATCACATTAAGTTTTCCAAAAGGTTCTAAAAAAGCAACCATAACTGAAAAAGGTGCTAAGAATTTAGCAGTAAAGATCATTAGAGCCATACATCATGAATATCGCCACAAACATCAGCAACGTGGGCGAGGCTATGTGTATACAAAACAATATACACCAAAGCCAAAACAAAACAGATTAAAGGTAATGTATTATGGCAATCCTGATGAGATTGATGCTCATGCCTACGAAACACAGGCTGAGAAACTGGATATAAATAAACTTCGTAAGGCTCATAAAATCGGCTGGCGCGAATCTGAAGCCGTTTATATGTACCGAATGAATTTTCGCAATAGCGATCCTAAAATCTGGAAGCGATTTCTAAAAAAGGTTTATAAAAATGGCGGGAGCCTCATCGGAACGACAAGAACGCGGACTGATTCAGAAAGTAAACGAAAGCGTTCGCAAAAATAAAAACAATCCAATAACAATTGTTTCTTCAGACGGTGCTGAAATTATTGGTGTCATTGGTGCAAAAAAGTATAGCGGCAGACAAGTGACAGGTTCTGAGCCATATACTGACATGGTTTTAATGATTAAAAATAAACCATCATTGAATGTTTCAATGAAAGGTGAAACTGCGCCATCGCTTGCAGGTGGCGGATTGCGAGGCATTGAACTCGCTTCACCAGGTTTAGGTGCTAAGTTTTTTGAAAAAGTTTATGAGCATTTAACAAAAAAGAAAAAATTAAAACCTGGCGATAAAGTTCCTGACGTTTTTGGACAAATACCAAAAAAGGCTGTTGATAAAATTGTTATAGGCAATCCCAAAATGGGTGGACCAATTGATTTTATGTACATTGGTCCAATGTCGGTAATAGGTAGATATGATCCAAAGAAAAATGTTTTAACATTAAATGGCAATTTTATCAAAGCAAAGAAATTTGCTGATGACAATAAATTATTTTTTAGACTAAGAGCCAGAAGAGAAGATCAGCGATTTGATCCTACGGCTAAAGATGCCAGTGGTGTGCCAAAAATCTACGGTAAATCGCCATCAAAAGGCGATAGTGCAGGAAGATTGGTTGTAGTTGACGAAGGCACAGTCCCAAGAGCAGCAGAACGAATTACAATTTTATAATTTTTTGGAGTTTGTTATGAGAAAGGGAATTATATTATCAGGTGGCATGGGCACACGCCTATATCCTTGCACAGAAGTTACATCTAAACAACTTCTACCAGTCTACGATAAACCTCTTGTCTACTATCCATTATCTACATTGATGATGGCTGGTATTCGAGATATTATGATTATCAATTCTCCACATGATGCTGACGCATTTAGAAAACTCTGCGGTGATGGTTCACAATGGGGTTTGAATATATCATATGCTATTCAACCAGAACCAAAGGGAATCGCAGAATGTTTTCGTATCGCTGCTGATTGGATTGGTAAAGATGACGTCACTCTTATTCTTGGCGATAATATCTTTTATGGTAACGAATTAATCAATCGTTTCAATGCCGCCACTTGGAATAATGTCGGTTGCACATTGTTTGCCTATCATGTTTCTGATCCTGAAAGATTTGGCGTAATTGAAACAAATCAATTCGGTGATCTTGTAGCAATTCATGAAAAGCCAAAAATTGCTCCCAGCAATTATGCAGTGACTGGACTTTACTTTTATGATAATAACGTAGTAGAATATGCATATAGGATTCAACCTTCTGCAAGAGGTGAACTTGAGATTACAGATATTAACAATCTTTATCTTAAGAATCACGATGTAAAGGTTGAATATCTGAATCGTGGTATTGCATGGATAGATACTGGTACATTCGAATCTCTTTCTGAAGCCTCTGTATTTGTCGGATCAGTTCAACGTCGAACTGGTATGATGATTGCATGCCCAGAAGAAATTGCATATCGTAATGCGTGGATTACGGAGGATCAGGTTCGTAGATCTGCTGAAAAATATATTAAATCTGATTATGGCAAATACTTAATGCAAATGCTAAAGGTGAAATGATGATTGACACCAATAAATTGATTCAAGAACTTGTAACTGCTGTAGGCACACCTAAGTGGGCGTACAATTGTAGAGAGTTTAATGCTGAAAAGGATACAGTATTTTACTCTGGTCCATATTGGGATGAGAAAGAAGTTATTGCTGGTGTCACTGCATTTTTGACTGGACGCTGGCTCGTTTCTGGTGAATACGTTGCGAAGTTTCAGTGGGCATTCGGACGTAAGTTCAATGTGAAGCATTGCCACATGGTGAACTCTGGTTCATCTGCTAATTTGACAATGATTGCTGCTCTCAAGAAGCATCTGAATCTTGAAGATGGAGTTGAAGTTATTGTGTCACCTGTCGGATTTCCGACAACTATCGCGCCACTGGTTCAGAATAATCTCACACCAGTGTTTGTTGATATTGAGATGGATACTCTGAACTTTGATCTTGATAAAGTTGAGGCAGCAATCACTGAACGCACTGCAGCCATTTTTGTTTCGCCTGTGCTTGGCAATCCTCCAGATATGGATCGCCTCAAAGCACTTTGTGAGAAACATGACATTCTCTTGATTGGCGATAATTGTGATTCACTTGGAACCCGATGGAACGGACAACTCTTAACGGAATATTATTATGCATGGACAACGTCGTTTTATCCAGCGCACCACATCTCAACAGGTGAAGGTGGAATGGTTTGCTCTAATGATGAAGCCCTTATTAACACTGCTCGCTCAATTAGTTGGTGGGGTCGCGATTGCCGCTGCGTCGGTTCTGCTAATCTCTTGGCTTGCGGTACATGCGGTAATCGTTTTGACAAATGGTTAGAGGGATACGATGGAGTGATTGATCACAAATATCTCTTCACGAATATGGGATACAATCTCAAGCCACTTGATCTTCAAGGAGCAATTGGTTCTGAGCAGTTGAAGAAAATTGATGACATTGACACAAAGCGTCGCTGGAATTTCAATAAGATCAAACAACTTCTCGAGAAATATGTTCCCGAAGTTCGCGTTGCTGCAAAATTAGAACAAGCCGACCCCTCATGGTTTGGTGTTCCGATTGTCACAAAGGATGCTGAAACAAAAACTAAACTTCAAGCATTCTTCGAAGATAATCGCATTCAAACTCGCAATTATTTCGCTGGTAATATTCTATTACATCCTGGATACAAACATCTTGATGACGCCAATAAATATCCCAATGCCAACAAAGCATTAAGTAATGTATTCTTTGTTGGCTGTCCACCACATTATGGTGAGAAGGTCTGGGAATATTACGAGAGCGTTCTATCACAATGGCAACAAACATAAATGTCTTTGGCGGATATGGATTTGTCGGTAGTGAATACTGTAGAATCTCTAAAGACGTTCTCATCAAAAATTATCGAGAGAATATCGAAGTACGCAGCGCCAATTGCGTTTACTTTATTAGTACCGTTGACAATTATAATGTACACCTCGATCCTCTCTTGGACATTAATACTAACCTCGTTGTTTTGATGAGGGTTTTAGAAAGATATAGAAACTATATAAAAAAGACAGGTGAGGTTGGAGTTTTTAATTTCATCAGTTCATGGTTTGTTTATGGGCAAGACTCTGGATTTGGCGAAGGATCGCGAGGTATCCCAGAAACTGATCCCTGCGATCCAAAAGGATTTTATTCAATCACAAAACGTACAGCCGAACAGTTGTTAATGTCATACTGCGAGACATTTAATTTAAAATATCGAATATTAAGGCTGGCAAATGTATTGGGTAAACAGGATAAAAAGGTATCTGCGAAAAAGAACGCTCTCCAATACCTATTGGGTGAAATCGCGGCAAACAGACCAGTGGATCTCTATGATAGTGGGTATTTTTATCGTGATTATATTGACGTTAGGGATTGCGCTCGAGCAATCGATCTCGTTGTCCAGCAAGGAGAAGTTAATTCAATCTACAACATTGGAAATGGAAAAGGAATAATCTTCCGAGACATTATTCGTTATGCTCGAGATGCCATGGACTCTGGCTCTGAAATTCGAACCATAGAACAAAAAGACTTTCATAAAAAGGTTCAATCCTCTCGTTCTTTTTATATGAATAATGACAAGTTATGTTCTCTTGGTTATAGACCAGAGTATAACATACAGCAAACAGTCGATGACATAATCAACGGAATATTAACCAACAAAAATAACTAAATAACATAGTAATCCCACAGTGTGGAAAGAATATGTTGCGTTTTCGTTCGTACATCGAACCTCTATCAGAAGCCGTTAATAAAAAAGCCGCTGGCATACAACATATCGAGCATCCATCAGACCGCACTTTTGATGGTCCAAAAGCAGCCGCAGACGCATTAAAGACTATCCGTGGTGTTGCGCTCGGCAGAACTCCTGTAACTCGTAAAATTGACGATAAAATGTCGTTTCAAGTGAAGCGCGACGAACAAGGTCGTGTCGGAGTTAAGTACAAAGGCACTGGATCGACCTATAATTTCTCAAACGACGAGATTGAACGCCAGCATGGCGAAAAACCATACCTCGTCAAGCCACTCAAAGCAATTTTAGCCCATGCTGATAAGGTTTTACCAAGTAAACCAGGCGAATATCAGGGTGGATTTATGTCAACACCCGAAGATAGAGTGGTAAAGGGTGGAAAAATCGGTCATACACCGAATACAATCACATATTCAGTGAAAAAAGACTCACCAGAAGGTAAGAAACTGGCTCAATCAAAGGTCAGTATGACGATTCATACCGAATTGAAGGGTAAAAATCGTAAAGCAGTCCCTCTTACAAGTATATCAGACTTTCGAAGTCACCCTGATGTTCATCTTGTACAACATGTTGTAGGAAAAGAAGAACAAAAACTCTCTCCTGCGGAAAAAAGAGCAGCATTGACTCATGTTGCCGCTGCGCAAAAGTTAATGAAGGGACATGACTATGGTCATCTTCAAGGTCACGAAACAACTTTAAGAACATACATTAATTCTACGGTGGATACAGGAGAAAAACCAACTGTAGATGCCTATAAAAAACATTTGGCTGCGCGCTGGGACAAAGAAGTAGCAAAAGTAAAAACAGAAAAAGCAAAATCAGCTAAAACAGAACAGAAAAACGCTGCACTACAACATATAGAAAAAAATAAAGAAGCATTCAATCGTTCACTACAAATTCATCACAGTATGCAACAAGCAACAAACGTCCTGGCGCGCAGTCTAAACAAAAGAGCAACTGGTGGCGAGAAAACTGAGATCGCAGGTAAAGCATCTGGTGGCGAAGGGTTCGTTGCAAAGGGATTAAAGGTTGTAGATCGTGAAGAGTTTAGTAAAGCCAATCGTGCACGCAGTGCATTATTAAGAGCAAAGAAATGAGTAACGCAACATTTACATTTGGTCGTTTTAATCCACCAACTGAATCAGGTCATGGTAAACTTGTATCTGCTGTACAATCGCACGCTGAGAGCACTAAGGGAAAGCACTATATTTTCCCATCTCATACTCAAGACTCTGCTAAGAATCCATTGAGCCATTCTGAAAAAGTTGGTGCAATGAAAAAGATGTTCAAAGGATCAAATATTGTGTCACATTCTGGTGTAAGAACAGCAATTGATGCTGTTAAACATCTCGAATCGAAGGGTCATACAAATGTAACAATGGTTGTTGGGTCTGATCGTGTAAAAGAGTTCCATGGTTTACTCAATAAATATCGTAAGAAAGAATTTCCTAAAGTTAAGAAAGTAAACGTAATATCAGCTGGTGACAGAGATCCAGATTCCGAAGGAGCTGAGGGTATGTCTGCCTCTAAACTTCGTGGTCTTGTTAAGTCAGGAAAACGCGACGAGTTTATCTCACATTATAGCGATAAGAAACTTGGCGCACAAATTCATGATAAGGTAAAAAAAGCAATGAACGAACAAACAAATTCACCTATCGGCATTTTTCTTCTTGGTGGTCCAGGAAGCGGAAAGGATTATGTTTT